CGACTTGAGGTTGTTCTCCATGTCGAACGCAACGTCTCGATGCAGGATGGCTGACTTGCGATGATGCACCTGCGTAGCACACCTCGAGCCGCACAGCTCGCACCGCGGGTAGGCGATCAGCATCTGTTTCCGCACCTTCTTCCACCTGTGGGTCTGCCTCGGATCCTTGGCCCAGTCGCTGAACCTCATGCCCCTGGCCATGCTGGACACACCAGCGCCCCCTGTTCCATGTTCTCCACGATCACCCAAGCCCCACCCAGGCCCTTGCGGATAGGCCCCCTTCGGATGGTCAGCTTGTCGACCTGGGCATCATCGAACAGGAACCGCCCTTGCAAGAAGTCCAGCACCACCTTAGCCCGGTTGTCGATGTCCCACTTCGCCCGTGAACGCCCGTACAGCCGCAGCTCGACATGAACCGGGTCGAATGTCACATCCGCCGGCAGCGTCCCCTGGACGGCCCTGTGAGCCTCCTCGAGCCATGTCAGGTACTTTGAGTGGCGATACATCCCCGATCGTGACTTCCGCCAGATCGAATTTACCGTGGGCGGGAACGGCAGCAGCATCTCGCACCTCATGCAAGCCTCGCCTTCCACTCGGCGAACGACATCCCATCGGTCGGCGGTTCGTATCGTTCGGTTGGTGTCGTTTCCGCCGGGCTAGGCCCCCTCCGGGGCCGCCGGCCCGAGCGGAAGGATGTATTACTGGAGGTAGTACTGGAAACGTGTGTCTCTGAGGTGACACCCCTGTGTCTCTCAGGTGACACCCCTGTGTCTCTCAGGTGACACCCCACCACCGTGTATTTGCACGATCTGCCGTCCATAGATTCCTTCTCGAGCAGGCCCTTTTCGATCAGCCAAGCGACCGAATCGTGAGCGTGTTTTCGGGTGATCCCGCACCGCTTGCCGAGCTTGGCCTGGCTGATGAAGCAGGTTCCGTCCTTGCCCGTCTGGGCGCAAATGGACAGGAAGACCGCGGCCCGGCCCGGCGTCAGCCCCTCGACTGACGCAAGACCGGCCGCGGCTTTGCTCAAGGCCCCTGGACTCAAGCCAGCTCCCTCTCATCCACGGACGGGTCCATCAGCGTTTCCCACAGGTCACGCCACTGATGCACGAGGAACGCCGGCGCAAGCTCGCCCTCCATCTTCGTGAATGCACGCTCGAACACCGGGTTAAGGCTCAGAATCCAGTCGCCGCGCTGGCTGTAGGGCTGCAAGGTGTCAGGATGCCGCTTAACCAGAGATGCAATCTCTTTGGTCGTCATCTCATGCGCCAGCTTCAAGCGCAAGACCGCCAGACAAAGCGCGAGCCGGTACATCCTCGGCATGCCCTTGTCCTTCGGCCAGTACAGCCAGAATCCATAGGGAACGCCCAGCTCCTCGAACAGCCCGCGAATCCACTTCTCGCTCAATGGCGGGATCTCAGAACGGTATTTCATCGCTGCCCCCCGGCGCCGGCGGATCGCTGGCAAGCTCAGGAGCCTTCTGGATTACCACCGTCATGCACGGCGTCCCGTCAGGCTTGCGTGACGGCATGCTGAACAGGCGGATCGTCTTGCCGATCCAGTTGTCTGTCTCCTTGCCAAACAGGCCCTTCATCGCCATGTTGCGGGTCTTGTTCATCGCGAGGCCCTGAGCTTTGCCCATGAACCCCAGCACCACCGTGTCGCCTTCCCCTGGTCGGAACTCCACCAGCTCCACAGCCTCGACGGTGACGTCAACAGGCTGCGTCAGCTCCTCAGCTCGAATGGTCTTTGATGGGTACAGGTCATCAATGTTCATCTGTCAGTTGTCTCCAAAGGTCAAGGAAGGCCATCTCGGCCTGTTGAGGTACTACTGCGTTTCCGAGGGCGCGCAATCGGTCCACCCGACAGGAAAGCCCATCAGCATTTCCACCCAGTCGGGGTTCAGTTGTGCGCGGGGGTTCGTCGGCCCCTTGCCGACTACCCGGTGGTGTAGGGAATCGGTGGGCTGTTTCTCGCTGTCGCCGGCCACCGGCGTCGGCCAGTTGGTTCGAACTGCGTCGGCTAGTACCGTTTGACGAGTCGCCCCGGTCCTTCGATCGATCGGTTTCTCGCCGACCTTCCAAGGTTCGCCTTTTTTGTTGACCAGATCCGCTGGATCTATAACGTTCGGATTTGTTTTCACCGTTGGCGTCGGCCATGCCGCCAGCTTGCCCTGGGGCTTCCCGATGTCCCGGCCAAGCATCGCGTCCGCTTCCGCCTTGTCCATGCCCTGCTCGACGCCCTTCCGGAGTAGCCGCACGTTCCCCTCGTGAGGCCTCATCGTGCAGTCCGGCGTCGGCCAGCCCGAGGATGAAGACTCGCTCGCGTCGGTGGGGAGCGCCGACAGACGAAGCCGAGTAACAGCCCCACGCCGTTCGGTAACCGCAGCCTTCCAAATCGGACAGGACGTCGAACAGCCCCAGCGAGATGTGCCCTGCGACGTTCTCGAACAGCACGCCGGCGGGTCGATAGCCCTGAACAAGCTCGAGGATGGCAGGCCACAGGTGTCGCGGGTCGTCGGCCCCTGCCCGATTCCCGGCTGCACTGAATGGTTGACAGGGGTATCCCCCACAAATCCAATCGACTCCAGCCAAGGATCCCGCGGGAAAGTCTCGGAGATCACCGCACCAGACAGGCGCATCGTCCATCCGCCCTTCTTGAATCGCTGCACCCAAGCACGCGACCGCGAATGCTTCCCTCTCGACGTAGCAGACGGCTCGAGGAGATCGCCCCACCGCTCGAAGTCCAGCGTGCAATCCAAGGTCGAGTCCGCCGATCCCGCTGCACAGGCTGAGAACCGTATCCACATCAACAGTCCTGCTCGCGAATCTCGCGTGTGTAGTCGCCTTGGCCGAGCTTGACGAGCGGCCGTTCCTCCGGTTTGCGTACGTGTTCCATGTCGCTGTGCATGCGTTCGACGCAGCACCGCAGCGCGTCGCCCATCGTGTCGACCTTCATCCAGCGCCGAATGTCACCGAGCATCTGCGTAGTCCGCTCGCTGCATCGAAAGACGTACCCGGATCCGTTGTTCTTTGGCATGTTTTGCTCCATCCGTGGAAATAGAGCGCGCAAGGCCCGAAGGCCTCACGCACCCCGAAAGAGATCAGTGCTGGTATGTGTCGGTGGCCTGTTCCCAGCCCTTGCTCAGGGTCAGGTCCACATGCCGCCAGTCCGGCCCGTCACGCTGCTCGAGCGTCGGCCGGTTGCAGGGAAGATCGCGTTCCATCGGGCCAACAGCACCGTCAGCGATCGCCGCCCAGGTCTCATCTGCGTTGATCGCCGCTTCGATGATCTGGCTGATGATCTCGGACTTGTTCACCTCGAGCTGTTGAGCGATCGCGGACAGCCTCGCGGCCGTTCGGTGGTCGATCCGCACCGTGTTATTCCACGGGTTCCGGTTCGAGTCTCGGTATCGGGATCGTTTTTCAATCTGCATCCGCTTCCCTTTCGGAGAAACGGGTTCGCCAATTGCCGACAAGTGGCAATCTGATGTTGGTAGGTGGCGATCGGAGGTCCGATCATTGCGCCACCACGGAACACTGATTATCGGCGGACCCTAGGTCGATGTAGACCCTATCGGATCAAGGGCCGATTTGCCATGAGACAAAGTTTTGAACTTTCAGAACCGCCAGAACCCGACAACAGATCGTTCCGCAGTTTCACGAAGTCACCAGTTCATGCGTAAACCGTGCCGCAGCTGCTCAGCTTTGTTCGCTTTTCTTGGCTTCAATCTCGCCTTCCTGCTTCGCGAGCTGCTGCCGCCGGCGTTGACCAGGCGTCGGCACTAGAAAGCCCCCAGCCGCACCCAGCAGGCCCGTGAGCACCGCAGGCGCACCGACGCCGGCCGCGACGTTCTGAGCCGTCTCGAGCACGCTGGTAATCATCCCTTGTTGCTGATCGGCGATTTCACCTAGTGCCTGGCCCTGAGCCGTCGCGATCGCTGCCGCGCTCCTCAGCTGTTGAGGCGTGTGGAAATTCCCTTCGAGCTGTGGGAAGCCCTTCACCGAACAGCCGGTGCTCGAGCAGAGAAACACGATAATCGAGCCGATCCAACGCACGGGAAACCCTCCGGAGTTCACCACCCAGCCAGAACAGTCCAGCGGGTACAAGTACCTGGGCAACGTCAAGAACAAAGTCACTCAGCATCGTCTTCATCCTCTTCGTCGACCTCTTCGACGTCTTCACCGATCTCGTCCTCGCAAAGCTCGGCATACGCCTGCTCGGCCAGCCCACGACAGGCAAGGGCGTTTCCCCAACTGTGGATCTGCGTCACCGTACGCCGGCGTGTGGTCCTCGAGAACACGATCACCAGGGCGTCCGCCCCGACCTCTTCGATCAGCTGCGTTTGGATCCTGTTCACTGCTCGATTCCGTTCCTTTGGCGTCATCGCTTCCCCTTGAACTTCGATCGGTGGAACTTCTCACCGCGGCCCATCGGCATCGGTTCGTGATACGGGTAGCCGTCGATCACCACGCCGGCCGACAGGATCGGCTTCGTAAGCAGATGCCTGCCGTAGTTCATCGCGATGTGGTCGACGTCGATGCCGCACCCGGTGTCCATCCCAAAGATCCGAGCGGTCGGGCCGGCGGCCCAGTGGACCCCGCCGGCGGAATGGATGTGACCGCACACCACCGACCCCATCGACTTCTTCGCGGCGTTCAGGGCCGGCGTCGCACCACCGAAGCCGGTCCCGTGAACGTACGTCACCCGATCGATCACCACCTGTCGTACCCACTTCCAGGTCGGCGTCCCCCAGACGTCGGCGAACTCCCGGATGAACCGCGCCGGAATGTTCACCGTCGAGGCCAGGCGATGCACCCGTTCGTCGTGATTGCCCACGGTGATCACCGCCCCCGGAAACGCAGCATGCCATGCCGAGACCAGTCTGCGGGTCTGTTCGGCTTCGTCTCCAGCCCCCGGTGCGTCTGGCTCGCTGGCGTGGAAGCTCACCGCATGCATGTCCAGCAGGTCACCGATGAACACGACCCGATCAGGCGTCCACTTGTCATGCAGGTGTTGACAGAACGCCAGATAACCGGGGTGGGTAGCTGGCTCGTGGACGTCACCGATGACAAGTACGCGGGTCATGCGTCAATCGGTGGCGGCGTCGGGTCGTAAGGAATGGTTTCGAGCGCCTGAGCCTGAACGATCAGCTGCTGGGCCGTCGCAATCAGCAGATCGATGTTTGCGTCATCAAGCGCGGTGCGTTCTGCGATCTCTTTGTAGCTGTACGCGAGATCCCCGATGCTGCCGGAGATGCGTGCCATGTTGTTCGTGATGGATGCGAATTGGTTGATGGTTGCCATGATGTTTCCAAAGGTGAACTCAAACTGTAAAAGGTGGATCGTTCCACGAATCCGTGCCGCCTTCGCCAGCGGCGTCCGTGTAATTCGAAAGCATGACGCGCGCGACGTTGTACGCGCCTCCGTTGTTCCAGAGTCCTAGACCGTTTCCGCTGCCGTTTCCGCCTCCGGTCGGGCAAGCCCACGGCGTGTAGGGCTGCGAAGCGTTCCCCCCTGGATTCGGGTCCGCATCTTTTTTGTAGATGTACCATCCGGAATTGTCGGCTTTTCCAAATGATCCCGAGGCCGCTTCTGCCGTCGTGACCCAAATGCCGAGAAACGCAGGCATTTTCAAACGATTCGCGTGTGTTGCGTACACCGAACCTCCACCGCTTGAGTATCCCGAAGTGCTCATTTTGGGATCTACGAACGCGGAATCTATCGGATAAGAGGAATCAAATGTAGTGGTGGGATTTGAGGATCCGTACCCGGCGGTTACTCCCGCGCCGACTTCGTAGGTATCCCAGTCCCCACCGCTGCTAGCAGGAGTCGGGAAGAACAACCAGCGCGGACTCATTGCGTGAACTCCACGCTGAACACGACGTCCGTCGCCGATGTATTCGAGGAGATCACCAGCGTGATCGCTCCGTTTTCGCTGACCGCGACGTAGTTGGAATCAAGCAGTGCCGTGCTGCTGCTACTCGTCACCGAGAGCGTCGCCACGACGTCCGATCCGTTGTACAGCTTCGCGGTGCAAGTTCCAGTGCTGCTGCGAGCGTAAAACGATGTAATCGTGCGAGCCGCGACGACACCAGGGTCAATCGTGTACGTCTTGTCTGCGGCCGTTTCGATCTGCCCGGTGTACGAATCCGATACCGCCGGGAGCCTAGCCGCGGCGACCGTGCCGGTTGCGATCTTTGCCGCATCGAGATCGGGTACTCGAGCAGCATCCAGCGAGCCGGTCGTCAGGTTGGCAGCGTCGTCGGTTCCGGTCGCGGTGCGATAGGCCCCGGCCGTCGTCTCGCCGGTCACGCTGGTGACATGTCCGAAGCTGTCAATCTCGACGCTCTTCACGAACGCCGGCCCTGTGCCGCTCGCCGGTTGTGCCTGGTGCGCGATCGTGCCGCTGGCGGTGATGGTCCCGCCGGTCAGGCCCGAGCCGGCGGTGATCGATGTCACCGTGCCGTCGTTCAGCACGCCATCCGCGATCTTGTCAGCGGTGACCGCATCGTCCGCGATCTTCGCCGTCGTGATCCCAGCGTCCGCCAAGCTGATCGCCGGCGTCGTACTCGAACCGCTCGAGACGATCGGAGCCGTACCGGTGACGCCGGTCACCGTGCCGCTGCCGCCGCCACCGCCACCGCTCAGAGGTGAGCAGTAAGACACAGCTGCGTCCGTGATCGTCACGCCGATGGTCTGGGCGCCGTTGGTCTCCACGACCTGAGCCGTAGCGTCCACCGTCAGGTTGGACCCCACTTGGATCGTCGCGTCCCACAGCGAGTAGTTGGCAGCGGTCTGGGCCGCAACCGTGAACACCACAGCACCGCTCGAGCTTGACGCCGATTCGCTGATGCTCAGGCCGTCCACCTCGAGGGTCACGGCAGTCCCGTCGCCGGGATCGGTCGACAGCGTTACGTTAATGGTGGTTGTCCCGCTGCTACTCAGCTGGATCGTGGTCGGATTGCAGGTCATCTTGTCCCCCCCGGAACGGTAGTAGCTTGTTCAGTATATCGCGTCTTTTGCCGCATCCACAGCTGTTTCCTGTGACCTTGTCGGCTAGCCGTTTGATGCCGGTTCGCTTTGTCACCTGCTCGACCAGGTCGCCGGCCCCGCGCATCGGCTGCGGTACATGTGGAACCTGTGGGATCTGCTGTCTCATGCGTACCCAAAGTTGAAGGTGATCTGGTGCAGGTTGGCGTCCTCGGCTTCGTCGTCGCAGATTGTGCCTTCGCCGGCAACTCGCGTCTGGTACGCCATCGTCTTCGTCCGCAGTTCTGCACAGGTGTCCATGCCTGTGGCGGGATTAGGTCCCGGAAACAGCTGTTCAGATCCTGCAACACCCACAGAAACGAGTCTGCCACTGTCGCAGACATCGAAAGATGTCCCGCCTAGCGTTCTACTTGCGTTGACTGATATTGAATCAACCGCCACGCCTGTGACCCTACAGGCGACGATGATCCGGCTCGTCGTCGTGCCGCTACCGCTCACGGTGTCGAATGGTTCTAAGACTCCGTCGACAAGACACCCGCAGTCGGTTGTTCCCGATGTGCCATTGTATTCCAAGTCGTAGTCAATCTCGAGATCGAACGCAAAACGATTTCTTAGGTCTCCAGCGTCCCCAAGGTACGTCTTGTTCACGACTGTCACGCCAGTAATTGCCGACACCCAGTCCGTCATTTGACGGCTCGCCGTACCTGGCGCTCGAGGTTTCGTGCCTGTCGTGCTGTAGCTGATCAGGTACGGCTCGGTCTTCTCGTTGTCGTAGCACCAGCTCACGACGCTACACAGCCGGCTGCCGGTCCCCGGTCCGCCGGGTCCGCCTGTGTCGCAGCAGCAGCCAAGCATGCGTATTAGGCTCATCAGTCACACGACCCCTCGAACTGGTTTGGCCAGGCAACAAAGATGCACAGCTGGTCGCCGCCCTGGTAGTACCAGCCGGGAACGACTGCACCGATCGGAATCGGGTACAGCTCGAAGTCGGCCGGGATCGAACTCGTCGACGGGTTGATACCCATCGCGTTCGTATCGGTGTTCTGGCTTTCGTAGACGTTCCAAGCCGTCACGAAAGTCTGGTCAGAACTTGCGCCCTTGACTGGGGCCGTATCGGCGACGATCACCTGCAACGCCACCGGCGACACCACGTACCGCCATTTGTTCTGCCCCACCGCCGGCGTCCCCAGCTCGATCTCGGTGCTCGAGATCACTTCATACAGCTGCGTCGGCCCCTGCACGGTGTTCAGGTAGCTGGTCGGGTTCATGCTGTCGCCGCCGCGATGTACGCCTGTTCGTCAGTGTTGAAGAACGTAGCGAAGTCGACGCCGGTCAGATACGGCTGTTTCCAGTAGACGCCGCGGACGTGCCCGACTGATCGCGGGTCGCCTCCGTAGGTCATCGTCCCCATCGTCGTCATGAAGGTCGGCCGCGGTACCTGGTACGCGTGCCGGAACGGGTGCGAATTGCACTTGAACAGAATCGACGTCCACTCGCCGTCGAGCACCTTTCGTTCGATGCCGGTGCAGAGCAGCTGCCCGATCGCGAAGCCGGCGAACGCTACGCTATTCCGCTTCCCGACAAATCCAACAGCGCTTTCGGGCTTGAAGGTGTCAGCGACGACCGTGCCTAGCGTGCTGAAGTACGCGCCCCGTCTCAGGATCTCGATCGACACATCTACCGATGGGAGGACGATGCTGATGGGGTTCCCGTTCCAGTCAAGGGCTGTGCCGCCGATGTCGCCGGCGGGTCGATAGGTGCCGTCATCCGGTGCCGCTGCTGTCGGAACTGATCCGGCAGCGGCTTCGAGATTCGAATTCGTCACCCACTCTGTGTCACTGAATTCGGTGGTGCCCGTCGTTCCTGTCGGCAGCTTCGGATCGCCCCGATACACCTGCACCGACTGCCCACCGACTGACGTACTCAACCGGATCGGTACGTCGCCTGGCTGTGCTGTCGCGCCCCAGTCGTATCGGGTCAGGCCGATCGTGATGTCTGTGCCAGCCCCGTCCTGGACTGTCTGACAACTGATCGTCCGGACTACCATGTCGGCGCTGAACTGCACGACGCTGTCGACGACCAGTGGACGACCAGGCAGCGCGATGATTCCCGCGTACCCGCTCGAACCGATCAACTCATTGCGAACGACTGCGGCCGTATCGTTGTCGACGTACGGCGAAACCATCACGCGGTAGGTCACCGAATCCGAGATCGCGCCGAAGTGTTCAGCGCCGGCCGTCGAATTCGTCAGCAAGATGCGTTCGTACGTCGTGGTCATCGGTTATCTGCTCCCAGCGAATCGGTGGCGACTGCTCGAACCGACTGCCCCAGCAGGTTGCCAAACAGGGCCTGCCCGAACGCCTTCGCCTGCCCGATGCCGCCTTCGCCGCGTATCGCTGCACCGATCGCCGCTTGCGTCCCGCTCATGCCTGCCTCGGTGTTCAGCCCTGCGGCAACAGCCTTGCCAAGCGCCTTCTGCACCATGCCGTCGAAGTACTTCAACAGCGCCACCGTCGCTTTGTAGATGCCAGCCAGCCCGTCGATGATCACGCTGAATCCGTCCTGCATCTCGCCCCACCACCTGCTTATATCGCCGATCAGGTCAGCGCTGGTCAGGTAGTCGGCGAAACTCTGGAGCCACGGCGCGATGGTGTCAGCAACTGCGGCCGCCAGCCCAAACAGTGGTTCTTTCATCTTCATCAGGGCGTTGGCGAACGCCGGCGACAGGTTCATCAGCAGTCCGATCGCCTGGCTCAGGCCAAAGCCACCGATGCCGGCGACCGCCATGCCCTTCAGCGACAGCATCCCGGAGAATGCCCCGCTGATCTTTTTCCTCAGCCCGCCGAGTGCCTTCGTGAGCTTTGACGTATCGGCACCGAAGAGGACTGTAAGGTTGCGTTTTGCCATCGTTCCAGCTCCTTGCCGATCTCGTTGTCAGTCATCTTCCGCGACCCGCTCAGTTCCTCGAGCAGGATTTGCAGGTCTGCTGCTTCAAGGTCACGCACCTGTTCCATCGTCCAGCCCAAGCGGATCGCAAGGACTGCGATCAGTCGCCGGTGTTCAAGCCGTTTCGGGCCATCACCTCGTCCATGCATGCCTTGAACTCCACGACGTCCATGTCCCGCACTACGTCAGGATCTAGCCCGTAACACCTTGCGACCAGGGCGACCGCCTGTTCCTGTTCAGGCAGGTCAGCGGTTTCCTCGAGGTCTCGCATGCGGATGTTGCGTCGGTAGGTGTGATCCATCAGCTGGCCCCGCTGCCTTCGATGATTGTGATGCTGACGCTGTTGGCTTCGTCGACCGATCCGGAGGTCTCAGTCGACTCGACGTACCAGGACGTCCCGCCGGCGTCCATCGTGATGTTTCCAGTGATCGTCCAATCGATCAGCGTGCCAGACGTCGGAATGTTCGCAAGCGTTGGAGCCTTGCCAGCCACCGTGATCTGGTACGGGTTCCGCAGCCCAGGCACTTGAAGACGTCGGCCGCTGTTGGCTGCGGTGAAGTCAACGGCAGCCACATCGCCGCCGGCGAACGTCAGCGAATCCAGCGGGATATCGACGGCTGGAGTGTTGCCAGTCGCTGCCCAGAGGAACGTCGTTCCGTTGAATGAAGTAGCCATATCAGCTCCCGAAAGTCAGAACAGTGGAAAGGGTCGTGGTGTACACCGGCTTCGTATCTGCACCGCGCAAAATGAGGTCGCCGGATCTGCTGGTCTCGCGAGTCATGAAGTCGCTCGAGGCGACCAGGCCCGCCAGCACCAGGTCGGTCAGGTCGTCGGCGAAGATCCGCGACGTATGCATGATCAAGAAGACAAACCGCGCGTGATACGGCGCGCCGGATCCGCCGGCGGTCTCAGTCGCTCCGGAATCCTCGAGCGTCCAGATCACCGCCGGGATGTCGGTCTCTCGGTTCCGGATGTCTGGCGAGCAGGACGCCGACAGGCTCGACGTCGCTGCCTTGATCTTCGCATCGGCTTCAGCGAATGACATTTGCCAACTCCTTCGGCGTCATCGTCTTGCCCTGTGCCATCTGCGTCGTGACGGCCGTCGCCATCGCGTCGACGACTCGGTCCCGCATCGCCTTCGCAATGCTGTACCGGATCTCCCGGCCCTCGATCTTCTTCGACGCCTGCCACTTCGTTCCCTTGCCTGGAATCCAGCCCCACTCGATTGCCGGCGCGAGAAAATTGAAATACTGCTTGTCGTTGATCCAGCTCCGCGTCTCGACGCCTCGAGCCTTGAACTCGGTGCGGATCGACCAGCTGCCCTTCTTGGTGATGCCGGCCCGGAAGCCCTGAATCTTCTTCTCTTTGTCTTTCTTTTTGAACGTGACCGCGCCGCCCTTGCCCATCCGGCTGCCCTTGCTGCTGCCGGTTTTGCCATAGTTCAACTTGGCGTACTGGTCTCTGGCTTCGCCGTTGATCATGTCCAGGGCCGCCTTGTGGGCGTTGCGGATGGCCCGCTTGCCATCCTTGCCGAATCGCAGTGCGTCCTTCTCGAACTTCTTCAAATCCTTCGACTTGAACCGAACGATGTCGTGGATGTACAGCGCGTCCGTCATCGTTCCACCGCCACGACTGTCACCTCGAGATCCCGCCGAAGCCCGTTCGGGTCGCGGATCTGCTCGACGTCGTAGTAGACACCCTGGTACTGCACTCGCCAGTCGAAACCGATCGACTCCGTGAACGGCATGCGGATCAGGGCCGACAGCTGCCCGGACGGCCGGATCTCGCCGGCGTCAGTCTTGCTGACCTTCTCGACCCGGAAGCTGACCATCGCGGTGAACTGGAGCGTGTACGCGACAGTCTCCGACCCGGCCGCATCGGCCGTTTCGGAGGCGCTGTAGAACTGAACGGCGTGACGTCCTCCGAAGCTCACAGGCCCCCCAGCTGATGGTTTTGGATGATCGTCCGGAGCGACAGCGGAATCTCGCTGACGATTGTTCCGGTGACTGATCCTTCGCGATCAGTGAACAGGTGATTACCTAAGTCGAACACACCGCACTTCACAAGCGGCGAGACGTCGCCTGTGACGGCCATCGACGCCCGGTACTCGCATCGGGTCTCCCAACTGCCGGAGGCCGTCAGACGGAATTCTGTGGCCCCCCAGACGTTAGCCAGATACCAGTCGGTGGTAACGGCTCCCTCGCTTACGCCGTCCCGGTACTTCGTCACGCTCGAGATCGTCGGCGACGGCCCGAACGGCACTTGCATGCCCGGCAGGATCGCGATCTCCACCGTGGTCGATCGCGTGTACCAGTTCGTCATCGTTTCCCACAGCGTGACGCCGGCGTCGAGTGACCGCTGGAGCGCGGAGTTGTCATCGCTCCACGGAATCCGACAGTGATCCCGAAACGCCGCAAGCTGAAAATTGTGGGCCGACTGGCTGGTGATCTTCATCGTTACCCCGCAAGCCAGGGCCGGGGGCCGAAGCCCCCGACCCCGGAGAAAGGTCAACCCATCAGGAAGCGGCGTAGACGAGGCGCGAACTAGCCTCGGCAAGCGTCCACTGTCCGTCGGCCCGCATGTGACTGCGGTACGCGACGATGCCCGACCCGCCGTTGGTGTACGGGTCTTCCTGAGTCTGAAGCGTCCGACGCAGCGACACGCGATACGACCGCTTATCCAGGTACAGCGCCGCGACCTTGCTAGCACCCGGCGACGGCATGTGATCGGACAGGTAGATCGGCGAACCGAGCAGGGTTCCGACCGACAGCGGATCAGACTGGAGAGTGCCAGTCGACTGCGGGAAGAACACCATGCGGTCGTCAGCGGACACGCTCTGCACGATCTGAGCATGGACGTCCGGCGACATCACCCACGACTTCGAGCCGGTGCGATACCGACCAGGGACCGCAGCCTGCACCGCCAGAAGGTCTTCGATGGTGATGTTGGACACGGCAACGTCGCCGCTACCCATCACGAAGTCGTTGATGGCGGTAGCGCCAGCTGCGTCGATTTGAGTCTTGGTGGCACAGAGTCCGCCAGGGCCTGTCCGGCTGCCTTCGGCCGGGTTCATGGTCGCGAGGTACGCGGCGTCCCAGCCCTCCGCGTAGCTTTCAACGTGCTGAAGCAGCGTCTCGGCCATCGCCTGCGGTCGGTTGTCCTGAAGCATTTCGAGCGTGATCTGGGTCTCAAGCGCCATGCGGTACGCCTTGAACCGGATACGGTCGAACGTCGCCTGGGCAACGGTGAACGCAGCACCTTCCGCGGTGATGCCGACGGTCGGGATCCGGTTGACGACGGCAGCGATCTCGTTGTCGTGGTCATCGGTCACGACGGTGCTGGCCTGAATCGCGCCGCTCATCTTCGGCAGACGCCGGATCAGCTCGTTCTTCAGGTCCACCGGAACGAGCGCTGCACTGTCGGTGGTGTCGTACGGATCAGCCGAACGAATCTCGACGTTGTGGCCGAGCTTCCGCATGAGCCGAGCGCCAGCATCGTCACACATCGCCTCGAACGAACGACCTTCAGGAGCCGCCGGCAGATCACGCTCGACCTGCGTGCCGTTGCCCTTAAACTCGAACGTGGTCAGGTTCGCGGATTCCTTCGCGGATTCGCGAATCTCGGCGATCTTGATCTGCTCGCGAAGACTCCGGTAATCGGTGTCCGCGGTTTCCAGTTCCTGAGCCTGCTCTAGACTCAGCTCCCCGTCGATGTCCAGAAGACTATCGACACGCTTTCGGGCTTCGGTAGCGTCCGCCCGCATCTTCACCAGGTCACCCATTAGGTGTCCCCCCGTAATTTGCCACAGCGCCTCGATAAGCGCCCTGGACGACTGCCGAAACTTCAACGATGTGACCACTAGTCACCTCGCGCATGCTCGACTTTTTTCCATGTGTCCATCGATCTCCGTCCGGTTCCACGTAGAACCCGATCGAGACCGAACCATCTAAATCACCACGCTCGAATGCTTCGCGAATGTCTGGCCGGCTGTCGGGCAGCTTCGCGGTGAACTCGAGGCCGTCAGGCGTTTCGCGGAACGACAGCGTGCCGGCGCCCACCCTTGCGAGCGGTACGCCTCGCTGATCGTGCTGCGTCAACATCACGGTGTTCTCGTCGTACGTCAGGGCGCCAGGTCGGATCTTCTCGCGGAACGATCGCCCCGCGCCCGGGATCGGGTGCGACAGCTCGTTGTACGGAACAGCGATACCGCTCAGCGAATTATCCGAGGTCGTCGTCGTCTTCGTCGACAACAACCGCACTTCCAGCTTCTGCATCGTCGGACCCCCCGGTCGTCGCTTGCATGTTCGGACCCACGTACATTTCATTCCCACCGTCGATCGGCGGCAGCCCCAGCTCTCGTCGCACTTCGTTCGGCGTCATGACGCCCAGCTGTACCGCTTCGCGATACGCCTGCATCGACTCGTTGAAGGAGCCGCGAAGCAGCGCCGTCTTATCGAACTTGATGCAGTAGTCCGAGCCGTACAGCTTCGAGCTGAGTTCAGCGCCCCAGGCGTCGGTGTAGGCCGCCAGCGAATCCGCGTACATGCGGGACTGCTCGGCGGTGTACGCCGATCCCGACTCGCTGAACAGGACGTAGGGCGGGATGCCGAACACCCGCGCGACGTCTTCGATCGCGTTCTTGCGGCCGGCGATCCAGTCCTGGTCGACCAGACTGCGACCGACCTGCTGAACCGTCGCACCGTTCTGAGCGATGATCGGACGCAGCATCCCTTGCGCGCCGGTGTGGCTGGACACGAAGGCGTCCGCCATCTTCCGAACGCCGTCGGCCCCCACGCTCTCTTGGGTCGTGATCGCGAGCTTGCCGACGCCTGGTGCTCGGTAGCCTTCGAGGCCGGCCGTCTCGAGCAGGCTTGACATTGCCATCGTGCGAGCAGCGTCGACGATCGGTGAGCTGCCCCACAGCTGCCGGATGGCTGACGGCATCCGCAGGTGGATGATGTCGCTGGGTGCAACCTCGCCGTACTCAGCCGTCTGGTAGTAGTACCGGCCGTCATCGGTCCGGTTCATCTGAACGTCGGCGTTGTTCAGCGGGATGAACTGATCAAACGCAAGGCCCCGCCGGCTGATCAGGGCAAACGAATTGCCGTAGAGCAGGCACTGGATGAACATCCACCGCTTGAAGTCGGCAGCGGTGTGGAACTCGCTGGCCTGCTCGGTGAGCGCGACGACGATCGGATCCCGGCCGATGTCCACCCACTCGTCGCCCTGGTACTGAAATGCCCTGATGGGCATGCGTGCCAGGTCGCTGCTGATCGCGGTGACAGCTCGACGGACCGCCGGCAGTCGCATGGCCCTCGGCGGGTACTGGGCAAACTGGGCGACGCTGTCGCTGTTCTGATTGGGATAGCTGGGCCACCACGAACCATCAGCGCCGCCGGCGGAACCGGCGATCACTCTGGGCCATTTAAAGAAACGGCGGATGTCCAAGTCGTTTCCCCCCGGAAACACTAATTAGAAGGCGATCGAATCGGGGTCTGAGTATGCCCCCGGTCTCTCTGCACCCTCTTGAATCAGAACCCCTGCCACCATCACCGCAGCCATGATCGGATCGATGATCCCGCGCGTCTTGTGCGGACTCTTCGTGGGCCGATAAGCACCATTAGTATTACCATCTAGGACCACATTTGCAAGCGCATATTCGGCAACTAAACACGGCTGGAGGCAGAACTTGCGATCCTTTGCCAGCCCTTCGAACAGGTAGGTGGCAGGCCCCAGCGCCATCATGGTTTGCGGATACCGGCTCATGGGCAGATCCGTCTCGGCGTTGTAGCCGTCCTCGAGGTCGCCCCACCCCTCCATATTGACCTTCATGCCACCCATCGCGTCGAACCCGATCCGCTTCAGGTTGGTTCGCTGCTTCAGCTCCCACAGCTTCTCGCGGACCGATTCGTACTGCACCGAGTTGTCGCAGACCGTCACGTGTGGGTACTTCTCCCAGGCGTTCAGGTGTCGCTGGTAGTCCCGTTTCCGGCTTCCTGGTTCCTGCCGGATCACCCAGTGATGCCACCGCATGCAGAAGTTTGATTCATGCCACCAGCCCCAGCACAGGCTTGTGATGTCGAACGACTTGCTGAAGTCGATCGCCGCGTACACGGCCACGCCGGCGTCCGGGTACTCCGGCGGGTTGCCAGTGTTCTCCTGCCAGACGTCGCCGCCAACCCACTTGATGCCCTTCGTGGAGAACCTACAGCACTGCATCCGCTCCCACGTTTCCATATCCCCTTCAGCCTGGTAGGTCGCGAGCTGCCGGTGGTACGACTCAACCGGGATCGTGTGGCCGAGCGATGGATTCGCCTTGATCCAGACCGCCGGCCCACCGTCGATCATGTCGTCCTCTTCGTCGAGACCGAAGAACGCCGCGAACGTCTCCATGTCCCAGTGGTCCTCCTCGAGACTCATCTCCCAGCTGCGGCGCTTGGTGTAGTAGGGTGAATCGCGGCCGGATGTCACCGACCCCGGTGTGGTCACCGAGATCATCACCGCATGGACGTTCTTCCCGAGACCACTGGTGATCTTCGACAGCCAGTCGGTGGTCTGCTCGCTGGATTCATCGACGAAGTACACGACGCCCTTCAGGCCGTCGAGGGTCGTCGCCCGAGCCGCCTTCGTCTCAATCCTGCCTTTCGATGCCCTGCACCGCAGCTCGAGCTTGGTCGTTTCCCACTCGGCTTGATCACCGACATCGGGATCGTTGTAATCGCCCCATGCGTCGACGGCGAAGGCCCGGCACGACTGATATGCGACCTGAGCCTGCTGCACGGTGTTGGCAAGGATCACCGTCGAGGATCGCTCGATCGTGCTGGCGAAGTACAGGAGGAGGGTCGAACCCATCGTGGTCTTCCCAGCACCACGCGCCACCTCGATCGCCAGCTGTTTGTACCGGCGATTCCCACAGGCCTTCCGTCGCCAGAACGCAGCACCCAGCACCCACGCCTGCCACGGCAACAGCTCGAACTTCGTGCCGCTCAGCTGGTGACCGTCGTTGATCACCAGGTCGTCTAGCATCGCCTCGTACCCGAGCCAGTCGTCGTGATCGAAATAGATGTCGTCCCGCTCGAGGTCCGCTATCCACCGCCGGCAGGCGACCGTGATCGCCCGGTTCGCTGCGATCTCGCCGGCGACGACGCCGCGCGGGAAGGCGTGCGGGTCGAACCGTGGCATGCCGGTCTCGGGTTCTGACTGAATCATCTGGGTTTCCGCTGGAAAAGATGCTTG